GGAAAGCAGAAAGGGAAGAAGGAAAAGGCATTTAATCCCGATGATATTGCAACAAAAGACTTTTCGAACGACCGTAAGGACGACATCGCCGAAGTGAAGCGCGACTACCAGCAGCAGCTTAACGCACTTGACGAATCGCTGGCTAAACGCCGATTGTCGCAAGAGCAATACAGCTCTTTCATACTCGCGTTGAAAGAGGGCCAGGCGCGGCAATTACTGGCCATCGAGAAGAACTACCTGGAGCGCGCCGAAGCGATGACATTTAAGGATGGACAGAAGAAGGCGGAGCTGATAAAGGGACAGAATGATAACGTGAATACGGCCGAACAACAGCACTTCACGTCAATGTTGGCCATCAGCAAGCAATACAACGATGCGCTTAAACAGCTCCAAGACCAGGGAATGACCGACGAGCAGAAGCGTGAGGCCGACCATGCCCTGCAACTTTCCTCGCTCGAAGCCTTTTACAAGGCACGATTGGCGCAGGCTCGCCAATACGGCGAAGATGACGCGGCACTGACTGAGGCCTACGAACGCGCCAAGGCAGAGATAATCCGTAAATACGAACAGCAGGCAGAAGAAGAGCGGTATCAGACGCGCATGCGTGCGGGCCTTGTCTCGCAAAAAGAAATCTTCGAACGCGAGCTGGCGCAGCTTAAGGAGAAACTTGCCGCAGAAGGTGCGACCGAAGAGGAACAACAGCGGGCCGCGGCCAATATGACACAGCAGTTCGAGGAGGACAGACTACGCATCCGCCAGCAATATGGCATCGCCACACAACAGGAACTCTACGATGCGGAGATGGCGCAGCTCAAGCAACACCTTGACGCGGAAATGATTTCGCAAGAAGAGTACGAACAGGCCGTGGCGCAGATGAAGATGGACAAGTGGAAACAATCGTTCGACTATTACAGCAATCTCTTCGGAACGGCTATCAAAGGGCTGCAAGACGCCGAGATGGCGAACGTAGACGCCAAGTACGATGCGGAAATAGAGGCGGCGCAGGGCAATGCCGACCAGGTGGAGAAATTGGAAAAGGAAAAGGCCAACGAAAAGCTGAAGATACAGAAGAAGTATGCTGACGTGAACTTCGCCATACAGGCCTCGCAGATTATCGTCAACACGGCCGTGTCGGTGATGAAGGCGTTCAGCGAACTTGGCCCCATCGGCGGTGCCATAGCCGGTGCACTCATGTCCGTGGCAGGCACGGCACAGTTGGCCGTGGCCAATGCCGAGCGGCAGAAGGTGAAGAAGATGACATTGCAAGGCGCATCGGCGGGTTCATCGGCCACCGGCGCACGCGTGGCAACGGGCCTCGAGGATGGCGGCAACATCGACGTGGAACGCGAGCAGGATGGCAAGCGGTTTAAGGCGAAGTTCGAACCCCACCGCCGTGGCTACGTGGACCGCCCCACGGTGCTGGTGGGCGAAGGGCCAGCGGGGCACAGCAAGGAATGGGTGGCCAGCAACGCAGCAATGGAAAACCCCACCGTAGCTCCGCTCATCGACGTCATCGACAAGGCGCAGCGCACGGGCGACATTCGTACGCTCGACTTGCGCAAGGTGATGATGCAGCGCGGACTGGCCGGCGGCGGTTTCGTGTCGCCGTCTGCCGGCAATGCCACGCAACACCCCACAACACCCGTGCCGTCC